TTTTGTCAGGCGCAGGAAAACCGCCGTTGGCTGGGCGCCTGGGGCACCCGCCAGCGGCGCAGTTATTTCGCCATCAAACTGCCCCATGGCTGGTGGCTGTGGGGCGTGGATATGGCGCTGGAGGACGATCTCGATCCGCCGCAGTACGAATATTTCCGTGAGCGCTCGCGGGAGCTGGGTGAGGACGACCAAGTGATTCTCTGCCTGCCGACGCCGGTGTGGCTCAAGCGGGATGCCAGCGCGGCGATCAGTGATCAGGTGCGGTACCGCATGGCCAGCAAACTCAAAATCATTGCGGATCTCGCCGATGGTGACGGCCTGGCGCGGGCGCCGGTTTATCTGACCGGGGACAACCATCATTACGCCCATTATTTTTCTTCGGCGGCGGATGCTTCCCACTACATCGTATGCGGTGGTGGTGGCGCCTTTGGGTTGGGCACATTGAGTTTGCAATCCACGGTCAGGGTCGCCACCTCCAGGGAGCGTTTTGTCAGTGCGGAATGCAAAACTTCATTTCCAGATCGCGAGACTTCCAAACAAATGCGCCGCGGCGCGCTGAAATTTCCCTTGCACAATATTTCCTTCACCGTACTGCTCGCCTGTATCCAATTCATCACCCTGTGGCTGATAAATGCCGCCGCGGCGGATGCCTCGGGCAGTTGGTTTGCACAGATGCTGCGCGCCGGCAATTTTGCTCAGTTGTGGCCAGATTTGGCGCTGCTGTTACGCGCACCGGCGGCGACTCTGTGGTTGCTGTTGGTATTGGCCGGATTTTCTGTGTACGCCGTTAGTGGCCAAGTTGCGAGTGGGTCGAAATGGCCGGCTATTATCGCGGGACTTGGCCATGGGCTGGTGCAAACATTGGGTTCAGTGGGATTGGTCTGGCTCGTGATCAAACTGACCGCGTGTGTGCTGCCGCCGCTTGGCTTTTTGCACTTTACTGTCGCGACCTTAATGACTTTTGTGCTGCTGTTTTTTTATTGCGGCACCTTATTCGGTGTTTATCTGGTGTGCAGCCATAAATTTTTGCAGCTGCACGATATGGACGTTTTTTCCGCGCAGAGCATCGAGGATTACAAAAGTTTTTTGCGCATGAACATCACCGGGGACGGTTTGACGATTTATCCCATCGGCTTAAAAAAATCCGCGCGGCGCTGGCGACCGGCGCCGGGTGTGCAGGTGGAAAAAGTCAATGCGAAGGTGCAGTGCGTCACTGTGCCGGACAATTGCGTGCGGGTATTTGATCCTGCCGAAGAATTGGCGCCGCATCTGATCGAAGCGCCGATTTTTATTCCAAGGAGGAAAAAGCCGTGATCTATGACCAAGTGATTATCGGCAGCGGCTTCGGCGGTTCGGTTATGGCCTGCCGGTTGGCCAATGCGGGACGGCAGGTGTTGGTGTTGGAGCGCGGTCGCGAGTGGACGCCGGAGAGTTATCCCCGCGACCACCAGGGCGCCTGGATTTGGAATCACACCTGCCCCGAAAAACAGAACGGCTGGATCGACTTCCGCATGATGGATCAGATGTGGGTGGCCCAGGGTGCGGGCGTCGGCGGCGGCTCGCTGATTTACGCTAATGTCAGCCTGGATGCCGACCCCAGCGTGAAGGGGAGAGATATAAATCCAACTCATGAGCGCGATATTTGACGGGATTTAGTGGGATGAAGGGGGATATATTGGGACAGGTATTGAAACAGTGTTGCTCTAGGTGAAACTCAGGAAACCTTAGAATTTGTCGTCATCGAACAGCTGGGATTGGACTCTAGCTGTTGCCTTTCCCCTGGTGCGCGCCAGTATACGATAGATCGCGTTGACGCTCACGTTGTATCGCTTGGCCAGTTCTGAATGGTTGGTGCCGTTGAATGCGTCCCAGATCTCCAGGTCGCGCTTGCTCAGCTGAAAGTGGTAGTCCATTGGGATCGTCAGTATCTGACCGCCCCAGTCTTTTGCCAGCATGTCAGCGATAGCCGAGCCGCATTGCTCCGCGACGTCAGCGTCGATATTAAAGTCCTTCAGCACGGCTTCCACCTTGGCTGCGGTTTCCTCAAAGAACTCGTGACGAATGCCCCACTGACGTGAATTCTTGCGCTCAGCCATGTTGTTTCTCCACTCGTTTAAGCCACTTTTTCAGCGTCTCGATAATCATTGACGCTTGATCCGATGCCACCCATTGCATGGCCTCGACGCCTGTGCGTTTGTGTATATAAGAAGCAAGAGCGGATTCGCTGGCATCGCGGACCGCGCCCGCCTCGTGCAATTGCAGCCACAGGCTTCTGATCAATCGAGACTGACGATCATCTGCCAGGCGCCGCGATTTTGGTTTCGGCTTGACCTTAAAGCCCTTCGATTTGAGCGTTTTTACCACCGCCTCCAGCTGTCCTTCGGTGAGATCCGCAGTGCTGGTTTTGCCTCTGGTTTCCGGCATATTGGCCAGCATCTGGCGGTAGCTGTCCTCGTCCATGCCGAGTTCACGGCGAGCGACGTGGATTATTTTGATCAGCTTGAGGCGGCGATCAGTCATTGTTTTCTCCGGCCCAGGAGCGGTCGCTTAGTTGCTCCTGCAACGACAGGTCGCGCGTTAACCGCTGGCGCTGCCCTTGCACCCGGATCGCATAGTTGCGGACAAACTCCAGGAACTTAACCGACCAATCGTTGCGCGCCTGGCCGCTCTCCATCCAATAAAGGAGGAAGTTCACCAGGGCATCGCGGATGACTCCGGTAGGAATTCCCTCGCTCGCCAGCTGCTCCAACGCCAGCTGGTCTGGCTTCCAGTCGCGCGTCATCAGCACTGGCTGAATGCGCGCGGCGGGGTTGGCCTGGTGATGGCGATAGCGGTGGATGACGTGCTTTACAAACGTCATGGTCCAGGAATGTTTGAAGCCGCCGCGCTCGCGCCAGTAAAGAATAAATTCCGGGATCGCGTCCTCGGCAAACTCGCGCGGGATCATGTGCTGGGCCAACAGATCGAAGGCGGAATCGTCAGGGCGCCAGGTGTTCTCGATTGGCTTAGCCATTCTCTGGACCCTCGATCAGATCGCAAAAGCGAACCCATACGCTGTTGGAGACATTCACTACGAGACCGCTCTCTGAGTCGCGCGAGCCGCGCATTCTCAGATCGCGGATCATTTCGGCGCCGGCTTTCTCCAGCTCCGCCACCCTGGTCTGCAATGCTCCAATCTGGATAAACATGTCATCATGTCTCTCAAGCAACGCGCAGTAGTTTTCCTGGTCGCAATTACGTTCATTCTTTAGTGCAGCAAGTTCGGTTTCAATTTTCTCGTGATCGTCATAGCTCACGTATCGACCAGCGACGTGTTCTGTCATCGCGGGCGTCGGGTATGTACCCGATAAATTCAGTGCGGGGGTGAATCGCTTAACCCTCATGATCGTTTCTCCTGCTCAAGACGCTGATTAATGCGGGTTTTTTCTTCCCTGCTGAGGTGAATCCAGTCCGAAATTTCCTTGCGCGTGCGCCCGCAGCCCTTGCATACGGCATCGCCGAGCGCTGTTGCTGTGCAGATGCCGCGGCACGGTGTATCCCATGGCTCGCGCTGGCCGTTGATTTTCATGCTGCTGCGGCCTCCAGCGTGCGGGCGAGGATGGTTTCTGCCACGATTTCCCGCACATAAAAGCTGACGCGGGAATTGTTGTGGCTGGTGAGTGCGAGGTCCAGACAGAAGGTCAGCGCGCGGATGCGCTGGCGGCTTCTGTATAGGGCTTGCTGGCGGAGGCTCATACATCAAGCTCCGAGTCCGCCGCATCAACCAGCGTTTTAAGGTCTGCGATGGCTGCGTCGGCCTGGTTAACGGCGTCCTGCGTAAGCACGGCGAAAAGAGTTGGCTCTGGGTTTGTGTTGATGATGTCGGTGATGTAGCCCTTGAGCATTTCCAGCTTCTTAGATGAAAACTCGAAGGCTTTTTCTGCGTGCTCTTTATAAGAGCGGAACGCAGTCACCGCCATTTTGAGATCATCTATTTCGTTCTGTGCCTCTTCGAGTTGGTCGTGCGCCAGCTGAAGAGATCGGCCAGCTTCCTCCTCCTCGATGTCGTCCCATCGCTTCACAAATTCCTTTTCTAATTCGGTGGTGGCATCCGCTCTGGCAATCCGCTCGAATTCATCGTGGGTCAAATGTGAATATTTCATTTCACGCTCTCCCTGTCGGTGGGCTTGGCGGGTATCGAAAATGGGTTACTTCTCTCAAAGGAACCGCACGCGGAAAACCTGGACGAGTAAAAAACACTGTTATTAATGCCGCGTTATTAACGCAAGTGAACTGCGCCAGGCGCTTGCCTTCTACGGTGAACAAGTCAACTTCTTCACCGTTGGCAGGCAGTTGGGTTTCCACACTAATCCAGCACATCACACACCTCCATCCGGTGTCGGATCGATGCGGTTGTTGGCTGATTCATAGTCACGCCAGAAAATCTTGCGCGGGCCGATGCCGGTTTGGATCATGAAACCCCAGCGATTAGAGCGGCGCCCGTACATGAAAAACATGGTCCATACGCCTCCGTCTGACACCTCGTCGATGCGGTGGAATGTTTCCGCCGCGGCGGCGCGGGTGCTGCCTTTCTGGCAAAGCTTCACCTCACCGAAAACGTTTTCCTCGATATACCAGCCGTCAAGGATGATGGTGCGGTATGACCACGGGTGATCGTGCAACACCAGGTCGGCGTCGGCGCGCAGGATGTGGTGGATTCGCACAGCCACCGGCAGCGGGATTGCCAATCGCAGGTGGAAATTGCGGCCTCGCAAACTGAGGGTGCGGTCGAAAAGCACCAGCTCTTCCGGGATCAACCACCAGCGATTCATGTAGCCATTCAGGTGAAAATACGGGCGTTTTTGTGCCTGCCGAATTAACCAGGTCTTTACCGCTTCTTTGGTGACAATCGCGGCAACCAGTTGCCAGAACGCCTGCACGAAGGATCGGAAAATACTCATGCGCAGACCCTCATGAATTCCGCCACACCCCACACGAGAGACAAGATCAGCGCCATCGCGCAGAAAAACGCTCCCAGGATCACGCAGTAGACGGTGTGCATGGCAGGTGTGGAGGATGAGAAAAACCACTCACGCAGAAAGCTGATCACGATGGTTGCGATGCCGATGCCCCAAAACCACAGAACCAGATCACCGGAAACCCAGCCGCCCTGTTTGGGAGGAAAGGTCTTATGAAAGTGGGCTTGGTGGGCTGGATCATCCCAATCTAAATCGCCATCGTGTGCCCAGGTTTTCATGAGCCGTTCGTATGCCGCGTAGGATGCATCCTCTGCCGCCTTTCTGCGGAGTTTTTCTTCTCTGACGCGCTGGACAATTTCGCGGAAAATCGTCAGCAGAAACACGCCAACAATAAAAACGATGCAGAGGCAAAGCCAAAAAGCAAAAACATGGGAGAGAGCAATCACGGCGTTCATCTCACACCCCCGCAATATCTAATGGGATTTGTTTGTAGCTCTCCGTCTTGCCCACGCGCTCATACACGCGCACGTAGGATTTGGAGCCGACGATTTGCACCGCATCGCTGATCGCGTCCATCGCGCGTCTCCAGCGTGGGTCGTTGATGTCGTGGCGGCGCAGACCGAGGATGCGGGTGGCGCTGAGGCCGCCTTGTTTATCGACGCGGAATGCATCGTTAACCAGTGTGATGAGGCCAGGGTTTGCGCCCTGGCTCCATTCGCGCACGCATTCATCGATCAGCGCCTTTGCAGCCTGCAGGCGTTCGTCGAACGTTAATTCGTCCGCGTTGGCGCGCACGATTTTGTAACGGCCATCAAAGCTGGTCAGAGTGCAGTTGCCTTTAAGTCCGCCGGTTTTTACACCGTATTGCTCCGCGCTCAATTCAATAAACGATTCGATATCCTCAAACACGTTTTGCTTGAGTGCGCGCAGCAGGCTGCGCATGTCCTCGGCTTTTTTCACGATCTCCATCACCAGTTGATCGCGAACAATATCGATGGGCGCGATGCTGGCTTCCGGGACTAGATCACCGCGTGCGTTTTCCCGGTAGCCGGGCGGGATAATGTTTTGCGTGCTCATTTAGCGATTACCTCCTGTTGGGCCAAGTAGCGCGCGGCGAGCTTTTTCTCTTCGAATTCGCGCGATGTGCTGGCCATTTGTTTTGCGTGTTCCGCCTCATCAATCACTTGCTTGAAGAGGCGCTCTGCTTCTCGAAAATCTCCGAGAGTGGTTGCGACGCGGGCTTTTTTAACGATCAGCGATAAACGCTCGCCAGCGGCCAAAATGTCGGTTTTGTAATTCATGCCTGTGCTCTCGCTCGTTTTTCACTGACCTGCCAACGAACAACCACTGCACCAACGGTGGTTTCGTAGACGTACCATTTGCCGGTCGAGTCGCTTTTTTGTCCGCACAAAACACCATTTAGCCGCGGGTGCTGGCTGTCATTTTGGAGGGCGATTTTTGCGCGCTTGGGAGTGATGGTGATGGCGACGGTTTTGAGGCCGGAGGTTTCCATCACCTTGACTGCTTCCACGGCCTCGTCGAGACGCTGCCGCAAAACGCTTTTAGGTTGGCCAATCATGAAATCACCTCGTTGATGATGTCCGCGTCGACCATCGGTACACCGATGCGCGCGGCGAGGTTCATGGCAGCAACAATGAAATTGCCGATGGCGAGCGGATAGAGCTGGCTCGATCCGTCGCGGGAAACCAGACGGTCAACCAGTGCGGCAATTCCAGAATCGTCGATAACGTCCCCCGCTTTTTTATTGCAGCTGCTCAAGCGGTGGTCGATAAAATCGGTTAACTCTGCGGCGGCGACTGGCGTGAGTTTTACCACTTCGCAGCGCTGCACTACTTCGCGCACCTCGGCGTTGCGCTCGCTTAATTTCACGAGCAATTCCGGCTGGCCGATCAAAATCACGCTCACCAATTTGGTGTAGCCAATCTCCAATTCCATAATTCGCTTTAGGTGCTTCAGTGTCGGAATCGGCAGACTGTGTGCCTCTTCAATCACCAGGCAGTGGCGGTAGCCGCTGTTGTGGCTGGAGATCAGTGCTTTGTGCAATTGGGCGAAGCGCGCCTCGGGTGAGCTGCGGATGCGCTCAAGCGGTGCCACAGCGGCCAGCAAGGCTTCGGCAATGTGGGTGGATTTCAGGGTTTTGCCCTTGGTGTCGTTATCCTCGGCGGCGAGCACGTAGGGCTGAATAATGACGATGGGCAGTTTGTTGTCATGGATGCGCTGTTCCAGATCGCGTCGTACAGTTGATTTGCCTGCGCCGCTCTCTCCGACTACCGCTAAAAATCCGCCGTGTTTTGCGGTTTGAAACATGTGCTCGCGGACGTAACGGATATCCGATGACACCCACATTTCTGCCGAGGAATTCAGATCCCCAAACGGATCGCGCACCAGATTGAATTGGCGCTTGGCCTGTGGCGAGAGGGTTTGTTTGCGTAGTAACATATTGTCGTCCTCCTGGGACTGATTGCTTGTGCAGTCAGGGGCAGCTGCATTGCCGTGTGGCTGCCCCACTTCTTCGAATATTCCATCCGTGTGAAAAATTTCCTGAATACTCCTCCGTAATGACGCCGCCGCCTTGCGCGACTTCGGCCATTGGCCCTTGTTGATAAGTAGGGAAATGGTGGCCGGGCTCACTTTGGCGCGTTCGGCTAGCTCGACTTGTTTAAGCCCGCGCGCGTCCATTACGTTTTTCAATCGCAGCATGGAGAAAACCTCACTTGATCAGTCGCAGCGGTGATGCGCCGGCTGCTAGTTTTTTCTCAATTTCCGGCAGTGCTGTTTCGTCGATGCCGTCCGGGTGATGTTGCTTGAGCCACGTCATGTGCTCTGCACCGCGCCAAGCTGCGCCCATTTTTGCGGAGAGAATTTTTGCCGCCTGCACGTGCGTCATGAGCTTCAGCTCCACCACCGGAGAATTGATATTCATGGCGGTGCCGCGCTTCGGAATGGTGGTTGCGAGCGGTGTGTCGTTTATGGGTTTCATGGCGTCCACCGCGCCTTTGAACGGTGTGCGCTTGGCTTTGCGGGCAGCTTCGGCGGCTTCGTCTGAGTCTTCCCCCATCACCAGGCGCTCGATGTTTTTGCGCTCGGTATCGACGATGGTGTCGGGCTTGGCCTTAAATTCCTGCCCGATGATTGGCGCATCAATCGCAAAACCGAACTCACCTTTTTTCACTTCGTCGATCACGTAAACAATCGGTTTGCCGTCTGCGTCGGTTGCCATGATTTGCGCGCTGTCTTCGCGCCATGGATTGCGGCAAACCATTAATTTCTCGCCAACCATTACGCCTGGTATATCGCGCACATCCCACTCTCGGCTGCGGTATTGAATGGTCAGAAAATTGGAAACAACGCGGCTCTCGGGCGCGGCCACGGCCAGCTCGTTCATTACCGATGCAGGCGGTGCAATGCGCAGTTGTTCCTGGGTGATCGTCAGCCAAACCGCGTTGCGGGTTTTTTGTGTGCGGCTGTGAATTTTGGTGGCGTTAAACCAGCGCATCCACGCATGCGCGAGCGTGTTTATTTCCGCTACGGATTTCGGTGGATTCGCCGCGTAGCGCAGGCGGTGTTCAAAATTTCGCTCCACGATGTCGTTGGATTTTTCCACCTGCCCCTTCGCCCAGGGCTGGCCGGGTTGGTTCACCTGTACCGTAATATCCAGCGCGCGGCACAGGTTCTGAAATACAGCACCAGTGTTCGCGCTACCTGGGTCAACCATCACGATGCGCGGTACACCGTGGAATGGGTCTTCCGCGTGGCGTTTTTGTGTCGCTGCGATAAACGCCTCGGCCAGGTTTTTACCGCTCTCGGCGCCGGGCACGTAATGCACATAGATCCAGCCGCTGGCGTGATCGGTAATCACATAGCGCCAGACGCGGTCGTTCTCGATTTTGCGTGCGTTTTGCGGCTTGTTTTTGTAGAACTCATCCTCCGCCATTACCTGCAAACCTTCGGTGCGAGGGAGGTAATACAGCACGCACAGCGAGGGGTCGATCTGCCATACGTGGTTGGGGTGTTCGCTGGCCAGTTGCACTTTGGGTGTTGCGCGATTTTGCTGGTCTGGGTGTAGGCCCATTTTCTTTAATGCGCGACTGACCGCGCTCACGCTCAACGGAATTAATTCACCGGTTGATTCGTCCAGGCGGGCGGCAACAATTTTGCCGTTGGCGCGAAGCACTTCGAGCGCGTCCTCAATACTGGACAAACGCTTGCCGTTTTTGCGTTGGCTCTCGGTTAAATATGCGCTGATCATCAACGCGTCTTCGCGGCTCAATGAAGTCTCGCCGGCGTCGCAGCGCTTTTTTCTTTGTTTTGTCATAACGATCTCTTTGAGCTTTCGGTGTAGCGTCGGAAGGGAAATTCCCATTTCCTGGGCAGCCGCCTGATACACGGCAGCTTTTTTGCCGTGCGGCGCGGCCTGCGCTTCGCGCGCGACTTCGAGCAGCCGTTGTATCAAGGCGGGGTTCATATCAGGCTTCCCACTCCAGTCCGTCGATGCCGGTGTCGTGGCGGAGCAGCGCGATTGCTTCCTCCAGTGTGCGAATGCGGTCGCGCACCCATGCCTTGCGCGCTTCCTGGCCGTCGCCATCGTCGGTGGCTTCGCCAAATTCCAGGACGCTGATCAGCGCGCTGCGCACGCTGGTTCGCACCAGGTGGTCGGCGTCATCACACAAGGAGTTGCATTCGGAGCGCAGAGTCTTTTCCTGCTCATCCAGCGGCATTTTTTTGATGCGGCTAAATTTCTCCTGCAGGTTGTCGATCTGCTTGTTTTTGTCGGCGAGCACATCCTCCTTGGCTTGCAATTCCTCTTTGGATTCGCGCAGCGCTTTGCGCAGCTCGCGTGAACTCATGCGGTCGATGTCGTCCAGCGTCAGGCCGGCGATAGTGCCGCCCTCAGCCAGCGCGGCCAGGTCGTCGTCGTCTTCAGTCACCAGTTCAAAAAGTTTGGTTTTATCCAAAAGCGCCAGCGCTGGCGCTTTTGCCTGAAGCTTTGGTGACAGGTACTTGATGGCACACTGCATTAGGCGCTGGGCGGTGCGCTCAGGGATGCCGATCTGGTTGCGCAGAATGGTTTCGAAGTCGCCGTGGGGTTCATGCTCTTTCAGGATCACCAATCGCTTGCCGGCTTCGAGCATGGCCTCTGCGCTCTGCGCCATGTAAAAGCGCGTTTCGTTGATGATGCGGTGCTTCTCGTATGGGAGACCGTCGCCGAGCTTCTCCATAATTTCTGCTGAGTGGACGGCCATCGCGTTATTGGTTTCTTCGATGGCGTCCGCGTGCTTGATGATGTCGTTTTCAATCACGACTTCAGTGGGCGGGTTATTTGGCTTTCGAGCCATATCTAAGTACTCCGATCAGTTGGGACAGGGTGGGTAGGTAATGGGTTGTTCTTGTGTTAGGCGCATGACGCGGTCGGTGTAGCCCTCCTTCGTGAGTTGTTCGAGCGCATCCGTCAGGGTCAATTTGCCCCCGTGCATCAGTGTCTCGAATCGATTAATCAAAATGATTAGCAGGTGAAAATTCGGCTCTCCGCCAACGATAACCATGGCTTCCTGCTCTCGGCCTTCGCGGCGGTATTTGCGCAAAATGCTGCCGGTTAACAGCGCCGTAAAAACAGCTTGTTGTTCCACCAGGGTCATAGCGACCCCGCATTTACGCGTTGCGTCAGCTCGTCGATCCGGCTTTGTGCTTTGGCCATTTCGTGAGCGTGAGCCTGCGCGATCTGCAGCATCTTCACGCTCATGGCATAGCGGCCGTTTTCGAGCTGCGTGGCGAAGCCCTCACTGATCAGGGTATTCATGCAGCGATTGATGGTGGCGGGGCTTTCGTTGAGCGCCTTGGCCAATTCGCCATTGCTCACGCCTGCCAGCGATTTGCCGCGCAGTGCGTGCAATACGCGCAGCACTCGGGCGCCTGAATTACTTGTGCGATCACTCATTATTTTTATCTCCTTGTTTTCGCTCTGGCCTTTTTACGGGCCTCGATGGATTTGAAATTGCGATTCCACTCGGTGAGTCGAATCATTTCTCCCGACATGCCGCGAGGGATCTCGTGGATCGTGCCGCCGCTCTGTAGGAAGTCGTTCACCTGTGATGCGATCACCTGCCGCGTGGCTTCGCGGTCAGCAGGTACAGGTAAAAAATCGTCGTGAACAATCCGCATAAGCGCTCCTACGCCAGATAGCCAATCAGGCCGCACACAACCCAAAGGCAGGCACAAATGGCCAAGCCGATGCAGATGCCGCGGGCGGCGTTCAGGGAGTCGTCGTTCTGGTTCATTGAACGGTCCTCGTGCTGTTGGCCAAAGCGATGGTGCCGTCCTGGCTGAGCGCGGGCTTTGCTGCGGATCCAAGGTGCGCCAGCTCTTGCTGCATGGCTCCGGCGAGTTCCCACCAGGTGTTGGCGTCTTCCATAGCCCGGTAACACTCTTCACGGACTTCCCTCAATTCCACAGTCAGCCGCTCATTGATCTCTGCCAGCCGCGCCACTTCCTCGCGCAGCTGGTCCAGCGCTTCAGCATCAAGGCGCTGCTGCAGTCGATTCAAAACGGCAAGCGCCTGCCGTTTTGGCGCTTCCTGATTGCTCACAGTGCAGCCCTCGCGGTGATGGTGATTTCTTCGTCTGGCGGCAGCACGGCCACGCAGATCATCACGCGGTTGCCGGTGCCGCGAGCGGCGCGCAGGGCTCGCCAGATTTCGGCGGTCTGCAACGCGTCGCCGTCTTTTGCGGGTGCTGGATCTGCCCACACGATGCGACCTTCGTGCTCCACGAGCTGGGCGTACACACCGCCGTTGCGGCCAGCCTGGGCGCGGTGGTGCTTGAGAATCACCTCGCGCACAAAGCTCAGTTCCAGGCCCATCAGGGCGGCGATTTCCCGGTGGCTTTTGCCAGTCTCCAAAAGCTTCAGGATGCGGGCATCGCGTTCGGCGCGGCGGCGTTGTTCGCTGTCGATGTCGGTCGGGTTCATAAACTCTCTCCTTCCTCTCTGTGCTATTCGCCGATTACATGCTGGCCGTAGGGGTCAGCATTCGATGGAGCGCCGACTCGATGCGGATGCGGTCGTCCGGGGTTAACAGGTCCTCCAGTACCAGCCACAGCTCAACGGCGTTGCTGCCGAATTCGGAAACGATCTGATCCAGGTCGTCTCCGCGCTTGTAGCGACTGCGCATCAGCGCTTCGCGGTACTGTTGATGGGCGATTTGAATGGCATTTGCCGATGCATTCAGGTTCATGTGGCACCTCCTGGGGTGTTGTGCTTACTGCTCGTTGGCTAACAAACCGGGGCTGATCTCCCGGCCAATTGCTCTGGATAAGTCGCGCAGGATGCGGAAGCTCAGCCGTCCGCGCGGAAGTTCACTCTTGCCGGCCCATCGGTTGACCACCTGCGTCACGGTGCGCGGTTCATAGCCGCGGCTCAGGGCGAACTTCCTGAAATTGCTGTTCTGTTCGATGAGTCGTGCTTGGATTTGCCGCTTACTCATAGCCATGGTGGTTTTGTCCTCTTTTGGGTAATATGTACTCTATATGAATAACTGTAGTTATGCGGAACGCATAAGTCAAATGAGTTTTACGCCAAATGAATAAAAAATCTGTTGATGCCGTACTGGCGCGGCTTGCAAGTGTTTTGGGGGCCAAAAATGACAGTGAGTTATGCAGAATGCTGGGGGTGAACCGCCAAACTTTGAGTAGTTGGCGGGGGCGCGGCAGCGTGCCTTACGCACTCTGCATAAAGCTCGCCGAAGAGCATGGTTGGTCGTTGGACTGGCTTTTAACGGGGCTGGATCGCCAGGAGGGAATGATCCGCGAAACCTCGCCGCCTCCTTACGCCAATCCGAAGGGGAAAGCCATGTTGGACCTATTCAATAGCCTGGATGAAGGTGCGCAGCGTGAAATACAGGCAGCTGCCGAGGAGAAAAAGCGATTGCAAGAAATAGAGAAACAGCTCCGGGAGCTGATGACAAAACTCGAACAACCTAAATCTGCGGACTAATCTGTCCCTATTAAGAACGTAATGTCAGGAGATAAACACGTGAATAAATTTTCATTATTGCTGGTAGCGATTTTGTGCGTCTCGGGTTGCACCACGACACACCGTTTGACGGAAGGATTTGATGAGGAATATGCAAAAGAACTGACAGCACCGGGGCCAAATATCATTAAGGGCAGCGCCCTGATGCGGCAGCAGGGTGGTGGTGTCGTCACTTGCGCTGGCCTGGAGGTGGGTTTGATTCCGAAAACCGCCTATGCCGCCGAGAGGGTGCGGATTATTTACGGAAATGACCGGCGCGGGTTTGCGAAACTCACCAGCAATCGGAAATTTACGCCCGACGAGCCAGGGTATTGGAAGCACACTCGCAAGACGCTGTGCAATGCGCAGGGATTTTTTGAATTCGCAGACGTTGCTGATGGCGAATTCTTTGTCACGTCCGCAATAATCTGGACGGTTAACTATGCAAGCCAGGGCGGTGCGCTGATGCAGTCCGTATCCGTGAAAGATGGCCAAGTCGCGGAAGTGGTTTTGAGCCCCTAAATATCGCTGCGGTAAATATCCCGCCCCTGTTTCGGCACGGCGCCGCCGGGCAGGGTCACCCACAGGGTGAGCATCGGCACAAGGTTGATGCACCAGCGGCGGTTCATTTTCGAATAGTGCGCGCCGATCCAAAGGCTGCTGAATCGGAAGAGGATTCCAAAGTGCCATTTGTTCATGATGCCGCCCTCGGGTCTGGATTAAAAAAACTCTTTGTGGTTTTTACCGTTTATACCGCGCCTGAATAGCTTGATGTACACCTCGCGCTTGCCCTTCTGCAGTCGCATGTTAATTGCCTGGGGGGATAAATCTTCATCTCTCGCGAGGTCGGAACAGGATTTCCCTCCCTGCATCCACGATCTGAGTGTGCCCTGAACCTTTGGGCTTAATGATGCAACGCATTCGTCCAGGTATTCGGCGGTTTTTGCCTCCTGCACCAGATCCTCAACGCACACGCCGTCATCGATCTGGTGGAGCAGTGTGTTGTCGTTGTCGAATTCATAATCCAGCGACAGCACCGGCGCTGCCCATTCAAAATGCTTCGCGACTTCTGCCACCTCAAATCCCGCTGCCGTGGCAATTTCCTCGTGGGTGGGTTGGCGATTTAATTGTTTTTGCAGATCCTGGCTGGTGCGCAATGTGCGCATGATGGCGACGTAAATGTGGTAGGGGATGTGCAGGCTATGCTCGCCCGAGCAGGCGCGTTCGATGCTTTGGCGAATCCACCATCCAGCATAGGTGCTGAAGCGAAACCCGCGTTCTGGATCCCAGCGATCCACCGCTAAAATCAAGCCGTGATACGCCTCCTGTAGTAAATCCTCAAAATCCATTCCGCGCCGCTTCCATCGCCGCGCCATGCTCATGGCGAGCCGCAAATTGTGGGTGATTAATTTTTCCCGCGCGGCTTTGTTGCCTGCACGAATTTCCCTGCCCAATTCAATTTCCTGCTCTGCGCTCAACAGCGAATGCTGCATTTTCTCCGAATCAATCATGCCGCCGCCCTCAGTACGAGAGCGCAGTTTCACGCGCGCGCGTGAGGCGCGTCATTTTGCACCGGCAAAATGACCTAAGCGGAGGGCAGCCCGTAATCTGGCGTCACTGAAAAGTTTTTCCAAACAGACAGGAGACGCGCTATGTACGGCAGCCCGGAATTAACACCGATGAAACCGCGATCACGTTTGCCAAGGCTGACATTGATCGCAGTAATCACTGCAGGCTTGTTGCTGTTGCTCGGGCTTTTTGCGCCCCAGCAGTTGCCGGTGGTGTTGTACAAGGTGGCGCTGGTGACGCTGGGGGCGATGCTGGGATATTGGATAGACCGCGCATTGTTTCCCTATGCGCGCCCGCATTCGGTTTGCACAGGCACTGATTATTGGCCGCGGGCGATGGCGATGATACGGCGAGCGCTGATTGTGCTGGCATGTGTTCTTGGTTTGACGTTGGGACTGTAATCATGAGATCAGCACCCCGCATGAGAACCATTCACCGCTACGGCGGCGATCCCGCGCGAGCGGCTTGGCCCTGGATTATTGTGTTTATTGGTTTTGTGCTGCTGGTTGCTGTCAGCGCGCAATCCGCAGATGCGAGCGATATTCCACGCGCTGCGCAAATTCACCGCGACACGCTCGTGCGCGCCGCTCACTTCGAAATCGGCCTCGATGCACCCGTTGCCACACTGGCCGCGCAGGTTCATCAGGAAAGCCGCTGGCAACCAGATGCGAAAAGTCCGGTAGGCGCACGCGGTATCAGCCAGTTCATGCCGGCCACTGCCACTTGGATCGCCAAGATTTATCCCGCTCTCGGTCCTGCAGATCCGTTTAATCCCGGCTGGGCGTTGCGCGCGATGGTGCGTTATGACGCGTGGCATCTGGAGAAATTCGAAAACCACCCCGCAAGCCCTTGTGAAAAATGGGCTCTCGCACTTAGTGCCTATAACGGCGGTTTAGGTTGGGTCTATCGCGACCGCGACCTGGCGCGCGCTTCCGGGGCGCGTGGGCTGGGGTGGTTCGACGATATAGAGCGATTCAACTCTGGACGCTCTATGTCGGCATTCAATGAAAACCGGCACTACGTCAGAGCGATTCTGCTGAAGTGGGAGCCGTTATATGTCGCCGCTGGTTGGGGGCGTGGAGTGTGCGCATGAATCCGGTGATTCGAATCGCGTTGGCGTTAATCATTCTGGCGGGCAGCCATTTCGCTGTTTACCGGCTGGGCAGTGCCCGCGCAACGCATTCCGAGCACTCAGCCTGCCAGGCCACAAAAATCCAGGAGTTAACGACCGCGCTCCAGCAAATCAACGCTGCAGCGAGCCACGCAAACCATGCCAGCCTGCGGCTCGGCGAGCTCATCAGTGCGCGCCAGCAGGCCGACGCCACTGCAACTCAGGAGATACGCCATGCGCTCCAGACTACAGCTCATTTGCGCGTTGATTGCGTGTTTGATGATGGTGTCATGCGCCAACTCGAAGCCGCTCGTCATCGAGCGAATACAGCCGCTGCCGCCGGCATTACTGATTCAGTGCCCACCGCTGCCACCGCCGGAAAATAATTCCTGCGATGCAGCCGCACTGCACATTAAGGATTTATACGACGCCTACGGAATATGCGCGGGGCGACTGCTGGAGCTCATCAACGCAGCGCAGAAATAACAATGAAAGTTTTATTAATTACAGGATGCGCCGACCCGCTGATGTGGTATGCGGATCGAGTGTGGAGCGCTGTGGAATTTGTGCGCGAGGACTGCGACGGCTACTGGAGTCGGGAGCCTAGCGGTTACATCAACATCATCAAAAAATCCGACGCACAAATAGTTGAGGTGGCAAATGGGTGTGGAGCAGCTGACATTTAGTTTTACAGCCGTGCAGTGGCTGGTGATGGCGGCGATTGGCCTTTATGCGTGGTTTGTCGGAAGACTCTCCGCCAGTGCTCGCGAAGTGCAGGAATTGCGTTTGCGAATAGTGACGCTGGAAGAACGCCTGAAGCACGTTCCCAGCCAGCCGGAAGTCAGCGAAATGGGCGCTCAGCTCACCAAGCTAGACGCACAGACTGAAGGGCTAAACCGTGAACTCAAAACGATGCACACCCAGCTCAGTCGCATCGAGCAGTATTTGTTGAACAACAAGTGAGGTTGGTTTTATGAGCGGTAAATTTGCGGAATATCTGCGGCAGGATCAACGCCTCGTGATTTTACGTGTGCTCATCGAACTGCCCAGCTATCGCACCAACAGCAGCGTGCTGACCAATCTGTTGAGCCAGTACGGCCACAGCCCCAGCCGCGATTCAGTCAAAACCGAGCTACATTGGCTGGCCGAACAGGGGCTGGTGACTATCGACGACATCAGCGACGTGCTGGTCGCCACGCTCACCGAGCGCGGTGCAGACGTTGCCTCGGGCCGCGCCATCGTGCCCGGCGTAAAACGTCCGGGAGCGTGAGCATGGGCCGCAAATCCAGCATCGACGCATTGCCCGCCGAAGTGCGCAGCCACATCGAGCGTCGGCTGCGCGAAAACACAATGACCCTCGACGAATTGATCGAGGATCTGCAAACGCATTTTCCGAACGATGAATTGCCCAGCCGCAGTGCGCTTGGCCGCAAACGCAAAGCTGTCGAGGAAATGGGCCGCTCCCTTCGCGAGATCGACGCTGCCGCCAGTGCGCTGGTCGCTGAGCTCGGCGAAAACTTCGACGACCGCAGCGGCGCACTGCTGGCGCAAGCCGTCACAACGCTTGCTGCCAATGTTGCATTCCAGACGCTGGAAAACCCGGAGGAAGTGGAGATCGGCGATGTGCTGAAGCTTGCGCGCGCGGCTCGTGCTGCACAGGAAACCCGCACATTGAGCCTGCGTGAGCGCCAGCAGATCGAGAAAATGGCGCGGGAGAAATTGTTGGAGGAGCAAAAAGCCAAACTCGAAGCCATGCCTGTTAAAGGTGGCGTCACCGAAGATACCAAGCAAGCCATCCGCGAAGCCCTGGGAATTGTGTGATGAAAGGCAACGCCAAGTGCATTCCGAAAAATCCCGACGCGATTTTTTTGCCGTTTCAAAGTGCGTGGATCAAAGATGATTCGCGCCTGAAGCTGATGGAGAAATCACGCCAAATCGGTTTGTCCTGGTCCACTGCCTATGCCTGTAACGAGCGCACTGCGATGCAAGGTGCGCGGCATGATCAGTGGGTGAGCAGCCGCGATGATCTGCAGGCGCGCCTGTTTATCGAAGACTGCAAGCATTGGGCGAAGATTATGAACATGGCCGCCAAGGATTTGGGCGAAGTCATGCTGGACGAAAAAAACCGCGTGAGCGCCTACGTGCTGGAATTCACGAGTGGCAAACGCATCCACAGCATGAGCAGCAACCCGGACGCCCAAGCCGGTAAACGCGGTGGCCGTGTGCTGGATGAGTTCGCGCTCCACCCGGACCCACGCAAGCTGTGGAGCATTGCCTACCCTGGTATCACCTGGGGCGGCAACATGGAAGTGATCAGCACTCACCGAGGCTCCAACAATTTTTTTAACCAGCTGGTGCGCGAAGCCCGCGAAAGCGGTAACCCGAAAAATATCAGCCTGCACCGTGTGACCCTGCAAGATGCCTTGGATCAAGGGTTTCTGTACAAACTCCAGCAGATGCTTCCCGCTGGTGATCAGCGTCAGGCTATGGATGAGGCGGAATATTTCGACTTCGTGCGCAGCGGTTGTGCCGACGAGGAAAGCTTTCAGCAGGAATACATGTGCAACCCTGCGGACGACGATGTTGCGTTCCTGGAATACGACCTGATCGCCAGCGCCGAGTATCCCGCCAATGCGGAATGGCAGCAGATTGAAGGCAAGCGCCTGTTTGCCGGTGTGGATATTGGCCGCAAGTCTGATCTCACAGTGCTGTGGGTAGTTGAACTGCTGGGCGATGTGCTCTACACGCGCCACATCGAACGCCTTAAAAAAATGCGCAAGTCCGATCAGGAAAAGATTCTTTGGCCGTGGTTCGAGCGCTGTGAGCGGGTGTGCATTGATTACACCGGCCTCGGCATCGGTTGGGGTGACGACGCGCAAGACAAGTTCGGCGAACAGAAAATCGAGTGCGTGACATTTTCTACGCGGGTAAAAGAGGAACTGGCGTATCCGATCAAAGGACGCATGGAAGACCGCACTCTGCGCATTCCACACGACCCGGTCATTCGCGCTGACCTGCGCCAAGTAACCAAGCAAACCACCGCTGCGGGCAATGTGCGCTTTGCTGCAGAGCGCACACCAGACGGCCACGCGGACCACTTCTGGGCGCTTGGTCTTGCGGTGCATGCGGCGGCGTCCCCTGTTGCGCCAATCGAGTTCCATTCCACCGGCAAACGCCACACGGCGAAAAACTTTGATGCCGGCTTTGGCTACTCAGGCCGCACCAAATTCGGAGGGTTTTAAGTGAGTGAATTTATTGAGCACAAATCCGGCTTGATGGTGCCCGCCAGTTTTGCTGCCACATCCAAGCGCCCGGAATTCCGCGAGGTTGCCACGACGCGCGACGGCCGAGACATCACCCGCGGTTATGTGGATCCCATGATGATCCAACAGCCGCTGGACACGGTTCTGCGGCTGCGTGGCAATGGCGATTACACGATCTATCAGGAAGTGCTGCGCGACGACCAAGTGGCAGCGTGCTTTAACCAGCGACGCCTGGCGGTGATCGGCAAGGAGTGGGGCGTTGAAGCGGGTGGCACATCGCGCGCCGAGAAAAAGGCGGCGGAATATCTGGAGGAACAGCTCAATCATTTTGGTTGGGACCGCGCCACAAACCTGATGTTGTTCGGTGTGTTTTATGGCTATGCCGCTGCCGAGGTAATGTGGGGCCGCGATGGCAACTACATCACCATCGACCAAATCAAGGTGCGCGACCGCCGCCGCTTTGGCTTCGATGGCGCTGGCCAGCTGCGACTCAAAACCTTCAGCGATCCCGATGGCGAATTGCTGCCGTCGAAAAAATTCTGGACCTTCTGTACTGGCGCTGACCACGACGACGAGCCCTACGGCCTGGGCTTGGCCCACTGGCTGTATTGGCCGGTGTTCTTCAAACGTGCCGGCATGCGCTACTGGATGACCTTCCTGGAGCGTTTCGGACAGCCTACGGCCAAAGGTGAGTATCCGACCGGAGCAACTCCAGCAGAGCGCCAGAAGCTGCTGGACGCGTTGGAGGCCATTAATACCGACAGCGGCATCGCTATCCCCCAGGGCATGAGCATCGGCTTCCTGGAGGCCGCGCGCAGCGGCACAGCGGACTATGCGGCACTGTATGCACACATGGATCGCGCCATCGCCAAAATGACGTTGGGTCAAACGGCATCCAGCGAGGGCACACCAGGCCGACTCGGCAACGATCAGCTACAGGGCGATGTGCGTTTGGATTTGATCAAAGCCGACGCTGACCTGGTGTGTGAGAGTTTCAACCGCACGGTGGTACGCTGGGCGACGGAATACAACTTCCCCGGCGCAACGCCGCCACGTGTGTTCCGCAAAGTGCAGCCGGACGAAGATCTCACCGCACGTGCTCAACGCGACAAGCACATTTTCGATATGGGCTACCGCCCAACACTCGGCGCAATCGTCAATGATTACGGCGGCGAATGGGAGCCAGTAAACCGCACGCCTGCAACGTCAACACCACCGGCATCCTTCGCGGATAACGGTGCAGCCAAAACGCTAACCGATCAGCTCGACGACCGACTTCAGCCAGTGACTGATCAATGGATTAATCAAATTCGCGAGCTGGTAAATCGCGCCGAAAGCCTGGACCAGCTGCGCGACAATCTCGCAACACTGTTGCCCGATATGAAACTCGATCAATACGCGGATGTGATGGCAGAAGCATTGCGGCTTGCCGAACTGACGGGCCGCGATGATTTGATGAGCGAGGCGGCGAATGCCAATTAGCGCAGTCGATTTGCCGTTTCGCGAGCAGGCGGAATTCCTACGGCGCAAACGCAATATCAACACGGAATCATGGATTGATATTTACAACGACGAGCACGACTGGGCGTTTGTCGTTGCAGGTGCAAACCGCGATGCAATCGTTTCGGATTTCCGCCGCGCAATCGAGAAGGTCATCGACGAAGGTATGACCCTGGAAGATTTCCGCAAGGAGTTTGACGCTATCGTCGAGCGCAACGGCTGGAGCTACAAAGGCGGACGCAACTGGCGCAGCCGCGTGATTTACGAAACCAATCTGAACAGCAGCTACCAAGCTGGCCGCTACGAGCAGCTGATGGCGGTGCGTGATCGCCGGCCTTATTGGCAGTACATCCACAACGATTCCGTTGAACATCCGCGCCCGCATCACGTTTCCTGGAATGGTTTGATTTTGCGCTGGGATGATCCCTGGTGGCAGACGCACTTCCCACCTGGTGGGTGGGGCTGTCAGTGCCGCGTGATGGCGCTCAGCGATGCTGACCTGCAGCGTATGGGGCGCACCGTCGACAAGGCGCCGGAGATTGTGTGGGTAGACAAGGAGATCGGCCAGCGCAGCCCCGGCGGTCCACTCACGGTGCGCGTGCCGGAGGGCATAGATCCCAGCTTCGAGCACATACCAGGACAGAGCCGCATGGATGGTGCAACGCCGCCGGCAGCACCTCTGCCGCCGCCACCGCCGCAAACACCACCACCGCCTGCGCCGCCGCCACTTCCTGCGCCTCCACGCCTGCCGACCAATATTGGAGTCGATGATGCGGCGCGTGCATTTCTGGAATCATTCGGTGCTGCGGATGAACCGGTGATTTTCCGTGATGTGCTGAATAACCCGATTGTGATTGGCCCATCCATGATGCTGCGGATCAATATCCGCGTGCGTGAATTTATGAATGCGCTCGCTGTTGCGTTGCAATCGCCGCGTGAAATTTACGTGCGCACGCAGTGGGATGAAAAACTGCAGCGCGCATTTGTCCGCCGCAGCTATGTCGCGCAGATGGAAGATGATGCGGGGCGTTACACCGTCGCAGTCGATATGGGCCGCGATGGATGGTGGGCCGAGGTTGGAGACGCTGCGGAGAATTACCGGCAAGGCGAGCTGATCTACCGGGAGACTGAGCAATGACAGGCATCACTCTCGAATTCGATGCAACGGAAGCGAAAGAGGCGCTTAAAAGCGTCGGCGCAAAACTCAGTGATGCGGCTCCGCTGTTACGCGACATCGGGGAATATTTGCTGATCGCACACTGGAATAGATTCAAGATCATGCAATCGCCGGACGGCGTGCCATGGCGCCCGCTGCACCCGGACTACCTGAAGCAGAAAAAGAAAAACAAAAACCGCATCTTGTATCTGGACGGATACCTCTCCAGCACGTTGCGTTACCAAGTCAATGGAGAGACGCTGCTGTTTGGTAGCAACCGACCCTATGCGGCTATCCACCATTTTGGTGGCGCGATTCCGATTCCGGCACGCAGTCAGCAGGCGTATTTCAAAAGACAGAAAGACGGCAGCGTTGGAAATAAATTCGTCAAGAAAAGCAAAAGCGACTTCGCACAGTACGTGACCATAGGCGCTCACAAAATTACAATGCCCGCACGCCCCTGGTTGGGCACGTCAGCGGACGACAATGCCGAAATTACCCGCATCACCCTCGATTATTTGAGGTCGGTAATTTAAGCCGGTTTGAGCCGCTGGGCTGGCGTAACGCTACACTGCCATGGATTTTTAGGTTCGATGCGTTTATAAACGCTCCCAGGCCCAACTCCGGCGATTTTCTGGTAGGCTTCCTACCGTCCCCTTCCGCAATCCCCCGCACCATCCCTTCATTCGATTTTTGCCACTGCAAAATGACGCTCCCTTCACGCATGGATAAATTGACCTCTGCAAGTTGATCAGGGGGTATTGCGTGGCGATTGAAATCTTCAAGCCGGGGAAATTCCGATCCGTCGAAGGTGCGGAGCTGGAGTTCACCCCAAAAATGCTGGAGGCAATCGTTGCGAATTATTCGCGGGAGCGCTGGCGGGCGCCGCTGGTCGTTGGTCATCCGAAAATGGATGATCCGGCATACGGCTACGCCGACGCTCTCAGCATTAACGAAAACGGTGTTGTGGTTGCGGAGCCTGCAGATGTGGATCCGCAATTTGCCGAACTCGTGAATGCCAAACGCTACAGCTCGATCTCTGCTTCATTCTGGCCACCCGGCCACCCGCGCAATCCAGCACCCGAAGGCTACTACTTGCGGCACGTTGGATTTCTCGGTGCAGTGCCGCCCGCGGTTGCTGGTTTGAAGTCTCCCTCTTTCGCCGATGGCGATGCCCCGCTGTTCACCGTTGATTTTTCCTGCCCATCCGATACCCAGGAGCCCGATATGACCAAAGAAAACGAGATCGCGCAGCGTGAGAAAGAGCTGCAGACCAAAGAAGCGAGCTTTGCTGACCAGCAGAAGACGCTCGCTCAGAAGGAAGCGGAAATCGCGGCGCGCGAAAAAGCTATAGCAGACCGGGAATCGGCAGCTCGCAAAGCTGAAATTGCCAGTTTTGCGGAAGGGCTTTGCGCAGCGGGCAAATTGCTCCCTGCAGAAAAGGCCGGCATCACCGCTCTGTTGGAAACGCTCCCCTCTGATTCAGTGGTGAGCTTTGCTGATGTCGAAGGCAAAGAGCAGAAAAAGTCACCAGGCGAATTCGTTCGAGAGTTTCTTGCCAAGCTGCCGCCGCGTGTGGACTTCGCCGAGCGTGCTGGCGCAGAACAGACAGACACGAACGCCACCGCGAGCTTTGCAGCTCCGACTGGTTTCAGTGTCGATAAGACGCGCCTTGAATCGCACAACAAAGCGCTGGCTTATCAGGCGCAGCACAAGTGCGATTACGTCGTCGCCGTCGCAGCAGTCGGTGGTTGATCGCCAATTTTAAGCTGAACCCTTAACCCATTTTTCTCGTTAAACAGGAGCCGACACATGGGCGCACAAAAAATCTCGTTATTGACCTTGACGCTGGTGGCATCGGCAACGATTACCGCCGGTCAATTTGTTACGGCTGCCGGCGCAGTTGCCACTGCGGGCAGTCCTGTAATCGGTGTTGCAGTGACCGACGCATCAAACGGGGACGCGTTCGCCGTCGATGTGATCGGCACTACCACCCTGACTGCGGATGGTCCTGTCACCAAAGGAATGGAGTTGGAGGTTGGAGCCAGTGGCAAGGCGACCGAGGCAGACGAAGGCCGTGTTGTGGCAGTTGCATTGGAAGCGGCTTCTGATGGCCAGAAATTCGAAGCTCTGCTGATTGTGCCCGGATTAATTCCTGACACTGTCAGCGCTGGCTAATTAACGCCTCGCCATTTTCGGTAGGTAAAAAGTTTTAATTACACAGAGGAAAAGCTCATGGCCATGAATTTGAAACAGGTTCGCGTTGTCGATCCCATCCTGACTAACGTCGCCATCGGATACAAACATCAGGAGCATGTCGGCAGCTATTTGTTTCCACGCGTTCCGGTGACGGTATCCGGTGGGCAGATCATAGAGTTCGGCAAAGAGAGCTTTATGGCATACAACGCTCGGCGCGTTCCTGGCGCAAATACCAAGCGCGTCGAATTCGGCTACCTCGGCAAACAATTTGCCCTGGTGCAAGACGCGCTGGAGGGTAAAGTGCCACGCGAGCATTTGCGCGATGCGGCGGTAATGCCCGGCATTAATCTGGGTACTCGCTCGGTGCGCATGGTAATGAACATCCTGAGCGCCACTCTTGAGCGCGACCAGGCGACATTGGCGCGCACTGCTGGCAACTACGACTCCGACCACAAGATCGATCTCGCATCTGCCAAGTGGACCAGCGATTCCAACAACCCGTCCGCCAACATCGAAACCGGCAAAGAAGCCATCCGCGCAAGCACGGGTGTTTATCCAAACACCCTGCTGCTGTCTGCCAAGGCGTTCGCAGCTGCAAAAAATAACGCGAAGGTTGTAGAGCGCTTTAAGTACGTCAGCAAAGAATCCATCACCGCAGAAATGCTCGCACAAATGTGGGATCTGGAGCGTGTGGTGGTTGGTAAAGGTGTGACAGCCAGTGACGCTGGTGCATTCAGCGACATCTGGGGCACCGATGCGATCCTGGCGTATACGGCCATCTCGCCGGAAGGGATGGAGGAGCCAAGCTTCGGCTACACCTACACGATGGAAGGCCACCCGCTGGTTGAGGAGCCCTACTACGACAACAACGCCAAGTCCTGGATTTATCCGGTGACCTATGAGCGCGTGCCTGTATTGAGTGGCATTACTGCTGGCTATTTGATGCAGAACGTCGCGTAACTCATAACCCGCGAGAGAGTGTCCGGGAGCTTTGGCGGGCTCGTACCGGAAAACGAAAGAGCCCGCCCCCGTTGGGAGACCTGTTATGTCAACTAAAAAACTCTATCTGGTACTCAGCCCGGTGCAGATAGGCGAGGAGATTTTTAAAGAAGGCACAGTGGAATGCACGCCTGAAGAAGCTGCGCCAGTGTTGGCAACCGGTTCGCTGAAAGAAGCACCGGTGAAATCGGAGAAAAAAGAAAATGCCGCGCCCGAAGTGCCGGCAGAAACTCCAGCCGAAACTGCGCCAGCAGCAACGGCTGCCGAACAGCAAGAAAAGCCGGCCAAAAAGGGCGGCAAAAAAGCCGGCACCAAGTAATTAATCCAAGGCGGAATTTTTCATGCCCTACGTTACTCATCAGCAACTCCACGAGCGCCCTGGTAGCCGCGAGCTGGCCGAGGTGGCGAGCGATGAGCACCAGCCAATGGTGCCGTATGCGCTGATGGAGTTGACGCTGCTGGGTGGTGATCGCGATGCATTCGAGCCTGCGCAAATTGCGCTGGCTGATGAGGCGCTACAGCGCATTGATGATGCGGTGGCGGATGCGGACGGTTTGATCGACGGCTATCTGCGCAAACGCGGATATCCGATTCCGCTGTCGCCGGTTCCGCGAATTGTCACCGTATGGTCCCGCGCGATTGCGCGATATTTTTTGCACAAAAATCGCGGGCGTCTGGAATCCGACGACACCATCGTCCGGGATTACAAAGACGCACTGAAGCTGCTGCAGCAAGTGGCTGACGGAAAATTATCCCTCGGCGTTGATGACGAAGTTGTTGAAACCGGAGTCGGTATGCCGATCTTTAAGAAAGGCTGCACCCCGGTGCGCGACGCGCTGAAGGACTATTGAAATGGATTTTTTCGATGTAGCCCAAATTGAAGACCGGCTCAAACAGGAGCAGTTCGGATTTGAGGTTGTCGGTTCCGCTGCGGACTATGCGTCTGTTGCTCAACTCGGCAGCTTCCGGCCCGGTGCTGTTTATGTGGTTCTGGTTGGTGAGCGCAACGGCGCTGGCGAAAACCAGCAGGGCCAATTCAAAACGCCCGCAGTTGTGACGTTTGGAGTTGTGATTGCCGCGCGGAATTTTCGCGGCACTGCCGGTGGCGATGCTGCCAAAGAATTGAAACCGCTGGTGGGGCGTGTGCGCACGGCGCTGATCGGCTGGACGCCGGATAAATGCACACCCTGCAAGTGGCTGCAGGGCGATGTGATGGATTACGACAAGACCAACATTTTGTGGTGTGACGTTTTTACTACCACTCACATTCTCGGGAGCACATGACATGAGCAAAAAGAAAAACGCGAACACATTCCGCGTGACGCTGTTGCGCGATGGACATGAGCACGCAGGCGAAAAGCTCAAGGCTGGCACCGTTATCGAAGTTAACGGTGTGGAAAAAGCATGGCTGGAAGCGCACGACATCATCGCGCCACCTGCCAACAACCAATTTTCAAACGTAGATGCACAATCTGAAGGGGGTGCCCAATGAGCGAGAGTTACCACTACGGCCAAGGCAAGATCGAAATTGCCGAGCGCCTTGCTGAAGGGTTGGGTCCGTGGACCTGGATTGGTGATGTTAGCGAAATGAGTGGCGCTCCCAGCGAGGAGAGTTTCACTCACCAGGAAAGCTACAGCGGCAAAAAAGGGTCTGTGCGAAAAATCTACCTCGGCAAAACACTGCTGTTCAATCTGACCATGTTCCAGCTGGACACCGAGAACCTAGCGCGCTTTATGCAGGGCACCGCGACCTCTCAGTCAGCGGGCACTGTATCAGCTGAAAGTCTTGGCACAGTTACCGGCTCCAGCATAATCCAGCTGGCGCACTATGGCGTGACCGACTTGGTGATAACTGATAGCGCTGACCCAACTCCGGCCACTATCGCGGCCAGTCACTATGAATATGACGAATTCGGCACCGTGCAATTTAAATCGCTGCCAAGTGATCCCGCGCCGACCATGCCGTTGAAGGCTGCCTATAGTCACTCCGCGTACAATCAAGCCGCATTTTTTAATGCGGATCGCAAGGAGTATGCGGTGCGATTTAAAGGCATCAACCTCGCTGAAGGTGACAAAAAAGTGCTGGTGGAGTTTTACAAGTGTTCAGCCGGTTTGCTGAATCAGTTGTCGCTTATCACCAACGGCAACCAGCTCGCGAGTGCCCAGGTGCAGATGGAGGCATTGCTCGACTCAAGCAAACCCGCCAGCGGCTCTTTGGGTCAATACGGTCGCCAAGTCACCATCGGGTATTAATCCATGGCGGATAAAAAGAAAGGCATCATCCGCGCCGAGCCTACGCAGCAGACCGCTGCAGGCGCGGATGATTTAACCATTCTGCACCCGCACCAGGAGGTGACGATTGCGGGTGCTGCGGTAACGGTTCGGGAATACAGTTTTGTCGAGGGCTTGCGCCTGCTGCCGAAAGTCCAGCCCCTGCTGGACGATTTGCGAAAGCTGCTGGAGTCCGAACAGGAAGCGCCACTAACGCGAATCCAGAATGTGCTGGCTGCGCATGCGGATTTAACGGTGCGCCTTATTGCGCAATCTGCCGATGTGGAGATCGATTTTGTTAACGGGCTCGATCAAAACGAGGGAACGAAGTTGATGACGGTCTGGTGGGCGGTGAACAGCGCTTTTTTTTTGCGAAAAGCGGTAGACGCAATCATCGCGCAAAAGCTGGCGGCCAGCCGTCGAGGTGGGGCGACATCTACACCACGCTCATCCGCAACAACCACAGTGCAGCAGACATCGGATGCTATACCGAGCGGCAAATAAATTTGTACTACGATGCAGCGCTGCGGGCAGAAAGGCGCGCCCGCGCGAACGCTATGACCGACCAAAGCTTCGCATTCAAGGGCGGGAAAAACGCCGCTGATCATTACCGAAAACTCTTAGAATAAAGACTCTCCTTCGATCCTTGCCCGCTTAACGCGGGCTTTTTTTTGTATCGTTTTTGCGTGTGCAAAATGACCCTCGCGCGCGCGCGCGTGATACTGGCCTCACATCGTTTGGCTGGTATTTTCCATGGCGGACAACAATTTCAACATTGCCCTGCGCGTTCAAGCCGACTTGGCGTCTGCGCAGAAGGAGCTGCAGGATTTTTCCGCGCAGCTCGATAGCACATCGGACGCCGCCGACAAATCGAACAGCGCATTCGCAAATGCCGGTAAGACAACCCAGCAATTCGGCAGCGATGTTGCGCGCGTAATGAAAGACCTGCGCGACTTCGAGGCAGCGAACAATGGCGCCATCAACAGCCTGCAGGATATTGCCGCTCAGGAGGAGCGCGTTGATCGTCTGTTCGCGGATGGCCAAATCTCCCTCGAAGAATATGAGAACGCGCTGCAAAATCTCGACAAGGCGGAGGAGCGCTTAAGTAAGCAGACCGCCTCTCTCGCACGCGAACAAGAAAAAGAAGCCCGCGAACTGGAAAAACTGGTTGGCTCCAGCAATAAAGCCGCCGCCGAATTGCGCAAGCTGGACGCGACCGCCGACGCTTTGGAAAAGGCTTTCAAAGAAAACAAAATCACCGTCGATCAATACAACGCGGCGCTCGCCGGCATCAATCGCCGCCGCGCCGAAATCGAAGCGACTGGTGATGCGATAGGACGTTTGGGATTGCGCAGCCGTGAGTCCCGCAGCCAGATCATCACCATGACGCAAGCCCTTGCGCGGGGCGATTTTGCTGGTGCAGCTAACAGCTTGGTGCGGCTTGCCAGCAACACGGACAAAACCGGCAGCTCATTCCTGCGGGTGGCGGTTCCCATTGGTGCCGCTACTGCAGCTGTGGGCGCATTCGCCGCAGTTTCTTACGCTGCATTCCAGGATGTGCGCGAACTGGAAAACGCGCTCCTGATCACCGGCAATGCGGCAGGTCTCACAGAGGCCAGCTTCGCCACCATTTCCCGCACCATCGAACAAACCAGCAACGCTACTATTGGCCAAGCCGAGGAAATAACCCTCGCGCTGGCGCGCACCGGAAAATTCGGCAGTGACGTGATCGCCTCTTATGGTCGCGCCATCGCGGCGTTGACTGATGTTACTGGCCGCAGTGCCGATGAGCTGGCAAAAGAATTCGCCGAGATGGACGGCAGCATTGCGCAGTGGGCTGCGAAACAAAATGAAACCTGGCGATTCCTGACTGCGGCTCAGTACGAAAACATCCGCGCGATGGAAGATCGCGGCGATGTGGAAGGTGCGCAGCTGGCGCTGAGTGAAGCCCTGAATGATCGCTATGCAACAGCAGTAACAGAGCGCATAGGGAAAATTGAGGGCGCGTGGATCAATATCAAAAAAGCCGCCTCCGATTATTGGAAATTCGCGAAGGACCTGGCCGGCCAAAATGAAGGCAACGATGCGCAGTTGTTGGAGCGTCGGCAATTCCAGCTGGAGCAGCGACTGAAGTTATTGGCGCGTTTCGGACGCAACCCGGACGACGATGCGCAGGTGCAGGAGTACAGACAGGAAATTTTTGATTTGCAGAGCCTGATCCGGGAGAGCGAGCAGCAAGCGCAGGAAAAAGCCGATCAGGCCCGCCGCGATGCCGAGACCATTGCCGCCCAGCAGCGCATTCGCGATCTCAGCTTGCGGGCTGATCGTGAGCGCCAGATGCAGGCCGAGCTGGATAAATTGGCCAAAGATTTTGAAGCTGCACGCCGCACCGGCACAGACAATCCCGACTTCAGTGATGAAAACCGCAAGCGCCTCGAAGACGACATCCGCAAGCGTTTTGCGGATCGCCCGGACAACCAAACCCGCGAGGCGGAAAATTACATCAAGAATCTGGAGCAGCAGGCCGCTGCTGCGGGTAAGACCGCTGCGGAAATTACCGCTCTTCGTGCTGCTGAGTTGGAATTAACAGCAGCGCAGCGCCAGCGAGTTGAAGCCGCGCAGGCCATCATCGACAAGGAAAAAGAGCGCCTCGCCGTCGAGAAAGACCAAAAGACGCTGGCCGATTTGCAGATCCAACTCTACCGCGCGCAGGGGCACGAGATTGCCGCTACCAATTTGGAAATTGATCAGCAGTACGGCGAGCTGATCGAGCGCCTTCGCGCACGCAACGACACCGCCAACCTGGATCTCGTCAATCAGATCATCGACCTCGAAAAACTGAAAACCCGCTTGTCTGACGCGCAAAGCGAAATCGACAAAGTAATGCGTGACCAGCAGACGCAGGAGACCTCCATCAATGCACAGCGGGAATCCGGGCTGATCACCGAGATCAACGCCCGCCGTCAGATCGTGCAGCTGCACAAGCAAACGCTCGCCGAGCTGGAAAAACAGCGCCCGATTCTGGAAGAGATGGCAAGACAGCCAGGCGCAATTGGCGAGGCGGCTGCGCGAGCGCTCGAAGCGATCAACCAGCAGGCAGAAAAACTCCAGGGCACCACCAACGTGCTCGTCAACACCATCACCAACTCGCTAGAAGACGGCCTGGGCGACATGATCATCAGCTTGGCCAAAGGCACTGAGTCATTCGAGGATGCAATTAAGAGTCTCGCCGTGACGGTGGCGGAAGCGATCATCCGAATTCAAGCGCAGCAGTTTGCGCAGGCACTGGTGGGTCAGGGCGTGAATTGGGTAGGGGCTGGGATCTCACTGGTGGGTTCTATGTTTAGTGGTGCCGGTGCGGCGTCCAGCGCATCTGGCGTGACTGAAGGCGGGCTGGTTCTGACTGCATCCACCGGCGGGCACGTCACCGGCCCTGGCACCGGCACCAGCGACTCCATCCCGGCAATGCTCTCCAACAACGAGTTTGTTGCCCGGTCTGCGGTTGTAACTCAACCCGGTGCGCTCGACTTCCTGCACGACTTCAATGCCCGCGGCATGGCCGCACTGGCCGATTGGTCGCCGGTCCACCACGAGACCGGCGGTCTCGCCGGCTACCCCGCACCAGCTGCTCCTGCGCCCAGCGCAGCCGCTGCCGAAGCCATGGCAAACCCGGCCTTGGATTTGGGCACGGGCAAGGTTGAGATAGCCAACATCAACGTGCTCGATCCAGATCTGCTCGACGAGTATGTGCAGTCACCGCGCTACGAAAAACAAAACCTCAATTTCATTAAGCGCAACAGCACAATCATCGCCGGCATGCTCAATCGTGGGGGGGCTCGACGCTGATGCTGTGGCCCTTCTCCATCAACTGGCGACGCGACCCCATCGAGCGGTTGGAGTGGCTCACCTCGATTGTGGTTTCCCAAAACGACACAGAGGATGCTGTCAGCGTGCGCACCGGCGCCCGCCGGTTTTTGAATGTGGCCACCGTGGTTGCCGGTGATGACGAGCGAGTGCTCTATGAAAACACCGTGATCGCCGGCCAAGCCGATAGCTATGACCTGCCGCTGTTTATGGATGCCGCGTTTGTCACTGAGGCTGTCGCGGACGTCGATGTTGAGATTGCTGTTGATTCCACAGTAGGCAAAAGCTTTTCAATCGGCGCAGAAGTGGTTTTGTTAAGCGAAGGCTCTGCAGCGATTGAAACCGTCGAGAGCATCGAGGAAGACAGCATCACCCTGGCGGGCGCACCGGGTGAATTCCCGGTTGGGACAAAAATCATTCCGCTGGTGAAAGCACGCATTCAAGCCGCGCAGCCGCTCACCTATTTAAGCGACGGCGTGATGACGGCGGACGTAGAATTTTCCTTCGATGACGAATGGATTGGCAGCCCCGCATCCGAGAGCGCCGACTATCGCGGCTGTCCGGTTTTTATCGCGCGCACCGATTGGGGTGAGAACCGCAGCGCTCAGATTGCCCGGAATATTCACGTTTTCGACAATGTCGTCGGCAAGCCAGGTTATCGCGATAAAGCAGGGGTGCACCGCGCCCGCTACCCGCACCGCTGGGTGCTGGAAGGTCGGCAGGAGTTGGCGGAGTTCCGCGCCTGGATCGCCGCCCGCCGAGGGCGCTACGCCCCTTTCTGGGCGCCATCTAACCTCGATGACTTCAAAGTCACCGGCAACATCGGCAGCGCTGCCACCAGCATCACCGTCGCCAACCGTAAGCACGCGATGGTCGCCGGTGAAGTCGGTCGGCGCGACATCATGATCGAGTTGCACAACGGCACTCGCTATTACCGCCGCATCACCGACATCGCACCATCCGGCACCACCGAAACCCTCACCATCGATTCCGCCCTGGGCGCCAACGTGGCTGCGTCTGACATCGCGCGGGTGAGCTACATGCGGCTGATGAGATTGGCCAGCGATACGGTGGAAATCGCCTACAAGAAAGACGATGTGGCCATCGTCAAATTGAACTTTATGAGCAAGCGGGATAGCGACGATGAGTAACCTGCGCGAGCTTTTTGAATTCCGCAACGACACCATAGAGAGCGTTGTCCGCTACACCAGCCGCGGCGACGGAATTATTTATGGTGGCCATGTGTGGTCGTCGACGCAGATCCGCCGCGACCGCATCAACCGCAGCGGCGAGATCAACAAAAACGGGCTGGAATTATTTTTCCCGCTCGGTCATCCGTTCGCGATGGATTATTTGGGTTATGGGCCGGACGGTGTGACGCTGGCGACTGTGTGGCGTAGTGAGCCGGCAAACGACAACTCGTTTTACCCGATATTTAAGGGGCGCATTACGGATGTCGGCGTCGACGAAGACGAAGTCCGCATCACCCTGCAGGACATTTTCACCACATCGCTCGTCACCGGTTTACACGAACGCATGCACGGCTATTGCCGCCACGTGGTTTATGACTCTGCTGGCTGCAAACTGAATCGCGAAGATTTTGCGGTCGCAACAGTCCCCACCGCCATCGATTCCACCTACAGCGTCATCACATGCCCGGAAGCTGCGGCGTTTCCCAATGGGTATTTTTCCGGTGGCATGCTCCGCACCCCGAATGGCCGCATGCGCTACATCAGCAAACATGCCGGCAACCAAATCACTCTCTGGCGCCCCGAGCCAACCGTCAGCGACATGCTGACCAACGCCGGCTGGGGGCAAGCCTGGGGGCAATATTTCGGCGGTGTTGGCGTAACGATATATCCCGGCTGCGACGGCTCCCTTAAAACGTGCGATGAGCGATTCGACAATCTGGATAACAACGGCGGATTTTATTTCCAGCGCCGCGGAAATCCTTTCTCTGGCGACTCGGTTTTTTGATCGGAGGTAACAATGGGCTGGCCACTGCAGGTTTTTTTATTTGTCTTATCACTTGCCGTCTCTGCGGCGATGCGCAAAGACCCCGAGCGCGGAAAAGCTCCAAGCCTGGATGACTTCCAAATCCCCACAGCAGAAGATGGAAAAATCATTCCAGTGTTGTTCGGCACACGCGAAATCGCCGCCTATAACGTGGTGTGGCACGGCGACCTGGTATCGGAATCGTATAACCAGCGCGACAACTCCAAAGTCAACTTCTACTCCCCGGAGTTGGGTTTTGCCAACGGCAGAGGAAGGACGACACCGCAGGCACGCATTGCACGCCTCCGTCTGGAGCAAATAAAACGTGAAGCCGCGCTGGGATTGTCATAACCATGGGACTATTCAGCAAACCAAATCCGCCAATTGGATTCCATCATTTCCTTGGTACGCACTCCGTTTTGTGCAAAGGACCCATCGACTACATATCGCGAATTCGGGGCGAAGATAAAACCGTATGGCAAGGCCAAACGACTGGCGGTGAAATCTTTATCGATGCAGTCGACGCCTATGGTGGCCAGTATGACGGCGAAGGCGGTGTGTTGGGGTGGCTGGATATCGAAATGGGTGCCGCCGATCAGCAAAAAAATCGCTACCTCCAGGGCGCGCTCGGCACCACCAAAATTCCTGCGCACCGCGGCGTTGTGAGTGCCATCCAAAAGCAAATGTATGTGGGGATCACGAAATATCCGAAACCGTTGAAATATCTCTGCACGCGGATTATGACTCGCGATGATGGGGAGGAGCAGTGGTATCCAGAGAAGGCGATCATTGGTGAATATGTAACAATACCGGTGCCTCCAAGCATGTTCTCGCTTGAAGCTGATAATCCCAACCATACGTCTAATGAGTGGACGCCAGAGTTGGGTGTAACCGTTGGCACTCCTGGATCACCGCCAACTATCAGGACGTACACTGTCCAGGGTACGTGGACGAGATGGTTTGAGGGCTGGGAAGATATTCCCAGCCAGAAATACGTCGTCAAGTTCGCTGTGCTGGGAGATTTCGGAGCGCTCAATTATTTTTATTATGGCGCAACAGAAGAAGCAGCACTGGAAGAATTCCATGCCGACTATCCTGGCGGAGTTATAACGTTTCCGCCGTCCTCATATTTGCAATTTTTCCTGGTTGATACCCCGGTAGATGATAACGGTGGTGGCCACCTATTTGTGAACTCAGAAACCAAGCAAGTGCTTCAGGGCGATATGAATCCCGCGCACATTCTGCGCGAGCTTGACACATCGCGCTATTACGGCATGCGACACCCTGAGTCTGACATTGATGACGACGCATTCGCCGATGCAGCCGATAGACTGTTCGATGAAAGGATGGGCTTTGGTTATTTGTGGGGATTTGATGGCACGGAAAAGTCCGTAAACGATTTTTCCAACGTTGTTTGCCGGCACATCGACGCGATTCACGCAGTCAGTTTTCAGACTGGCAAATTGAAGCTATGGCTCATCCGCGACGACTATGATCCCGATGAATTGCCGGTATTTGATTCCAGCAATGTAAAGCGAGTCCTGAGTGCTCATTGCACATCACCGCACGAGCTCGTCAATAAAGTCACGGCCACCTATTGGGATCCGGCCATTGGCAAAACGCGCACGGTCTGCGTCAGCAATCCTGCGGCTATTGCTAATGGCGCTCCTGTCAATGCCGCACCTCTCGATCTCACTGGATTTTCAAGCAGCCATCTGGCGATTTTGGGCGCTCAACGAGAGCTGCGGTCATTGGGCAACCAGGCATGGACATTCGAGATTGAAGTGACGCGCGTGGGCGAAACGGTGGATTTCGGCTCGGTGGTCAAGCTCAATTTGCCAAACCACAAAGCCCACAACTTAATTATGCGGGTGATGGACATAGGGATCATGGATACCGACGACGCAACGATCAAGCTGGTCCTGTCTCAGGATTTGTACGCTTTGCCAGAATTACCGGTGGTTGTGCAAACGCCCGACTATGAGGACCCGCAGGCGGAACCACAGCCTGCGACCCCTAGGCTTGTGATGGAGCTTCCATATTGGGCTTTGGTACAGCGCGAAGGGCAAGCAGCCGTTGATGCCGCATTGGCTGTCGATCCTGATTTGGGATTTGTGGGCGTTGCAGCGGGCGCGCCAGCCGGATCGACAGGAGCGGATCTTTGGATCGACAGTGGCAATGGTTATGAGGCCGCCAGCAGCTTGACGTATGCGGTAACTACCACGCTCACTGGAGATCTGCCGCGCCTCTCTGGTGTTATCACCGTTGACGGAGAACTGGGAATATTTGGCATTGAGGTCGGCATGATCGGGTCGCTGAACAATGAGCTTGTCGCGTGCGCTGAGATAGATGTGGAGGCCGATCCAATCGAAATTACTCTCCTTCGCGGTGTGCTGGACACACTTCCTGCCGACCACCAAGAGGGTGACCAAATTATCTGGTGGAGCGGTTCCTATACGACCAACGAAGAACAATACACGAGTGGAAGTGAGATCAGCGCGAAAATTCTGACTCGCGCGTCTGGCGGATTGTTGCCGCTCAGTTCCGCCCCTGCGGATATTGTTGAAGTGGATTCCCGTGCCTATCGGGCCTACCCACCGGCAAATGTAAAACTGAATGGAGAATACTGGCCGAGCGAAATCGATGGAAATCTGGAGATTACTGCCAGCGGAAGAAACCGGTTGGTCCAGGCCGGCGCCGCCGCGGTTGGCTTTTTTGACGATGTGGACATCGCTCCCGAAGATGGCCAAACATATTCCTATGAAATCTACGACCTTACCACCGATGATTTGATCTATTCCGATTCTGGGATAGCTTCATTTCCAATCGAAATCTCTGCAGCCAATTTGGCGGCATTCAGTAGGATCGAGCTCTTTTCTGTCCGTGACGGATACGAAAGCTTTCAGAGGTATACGCATGAATTTTCGTCAATGGGAACACCATATGGGCTCGAAGCCGAATATGAGGATGGCGTGTCACTTTTAACTTGGTCATTCGATGGAGCATCTGGCGATGGCTTTAATATTTACAGGGACACCTCACCAATGGATCCAAACGCGCTGCCAACGCCACTTGCGACGGTTTCCCTCAGCGAAAGGGACTATGAAGACACAACGGTCACGGATGGCGAAACCTATTTCTACCGTGTGTCAGTGTTTTTAACTGTCCCAGCCGTCGAAAATGTTAGCTCTGAAATCGAGCATCTGGCGGCACTGCCTTCCGATCCAGATTTCGCGAATGTGACAGGATTGCTGCACTTCGAGGGAGCACATAACAGCACTATTTTCCCGGATGAAATAGGCAACACCTGGACCGCAAGTGGTAACGCAAAACTGACTACATCCGACTCTATGTTCGGCACATCCTGCTTAACACTAGATGGCGTTGATGATGACATCCGGTGTGCATCGAGCGCCGCATTTGGCTTTGGAATCGGAGATTTCACGTGGGAAGCTCACGTGAAAAGAGCAAACGGCAATTGCGTGATTTTTGACAATAGGTCATCTGGCAGTGACCTCAATTCCATTGTGGTATTTATCGATTCCTCTGGAAACCTATGCTATTACGACAGTTCAACAAAAACCGGTTCCGGTGCAACTGTTCCATTGGGCGCGTGGACGTATATTGCTGTCACGAGGGAGGCCAACATATTGGAAATGTGGATCGGCACCACAAAGGTGTTTTCAGGGCCAAAACTCTCGGACATGGGCTCGGCCAAGCCAATGATTATTGGTAGAGATGTGATAGGCGCCGCGGACTTTTTCGGTCAAATCGATGAGGTCAGATTCACCAAAAAGAAACGCATTATTGCTCCTCCTGCCGAACCATTCCCGGACATGTAGCGGCGAGGCAGATTTAATGACATCGGTACGGAGGAAAGAATGAGCAACACAGAACCACGCAGCGGCCTGACCCATTTCGGTGAGATCGAGATTGGCGATAATGGGTGGGCACCGGCAATGGTGGCCAACTTCAAAAAAATCGGCCGCGTCGGCTTCCATTGCAGGGTTGCCGACCGAGATCTCACATCCCCACCCGGAAGCCCCGCAGACGGCGATGCCTACATTGTCGGCGGATCCGCGACGGGTGATTGGGCATCACACGATGACGATATAGCGGTCTGGGATGGCGACACAGAGGAGTGGGTTTTCTACACGCCCGAAATCGGCTGGACCTGCGTGATCATCGACGAGGAGCTTCTGTCGATGTTCAAGTCCAGCGGATGGAGCACAGGAGCGGCGCTTTAAAAAGGCGGCGCCCCCACCAGGTGTTGCGACCACCTGGCAAAGGCGCCAGTTAGCAGGAGCATCTGCAAACCAGCCAAGGCCGCCCGCTCACGTGAGCGCGGCCATGGTAGCAAGTGAAAGAGGTTTGCGCAGGATGAAAAACGTAAATTGTGGGCATTGCGGTCGGAAGCTGGCCATCGCCGAATACATCGAAATCCAGATCAAGTGCCCGCGTTGTAAAACACTCAATCATTTGAGGGCCGAGAGCCCCCCACCCGCGCCCATGAGCGCCACAGTTAAGGAGATGCCTCATGGGCAAACCAATCATGGGTTGGATGGGTGGCAAGCGACGGCTTGCCGATAGAATCTTCCCCCACTTCCCGCAACACAGCTGCTACGTTGAGCCCTTCGCCGGAGGGGCTGCGTTGTTCTTCATGCGCCCCGAGCCAGCCAAGGTGGAAGTGCTAAACGACCTGAACGGCGACCTGGTCAATCTGTACCGGTGCCTCCAACACCACCTGGAGGAGTTCATCCGGCAGTTTAAGTGGGCACTGATCAGCCGCCAGATGTTTGAGTGGATGAAAGCCGCCGACGCCAGGGGGTTGACCGACATTCAACGGGCGGCGCGCTTTTACTACCTCCAGCGCTGCGCCTTTGGCGCCAAGGCCACCGGCCAGACCTTCGGCACAGCCACCACATCCGCGCCAAAGTTAAACCTGGTCCGAATGGAGGAGGATCTCTCAGCAGCCCACCTGCGTTTATCCAGGGCGTACATCGAGCATGAGGACTGGTTCAAGTGCGTCCGCCGCTACGACCGGCCCCACACGCTGTTCTATTGCGATCCACCGTATTGGCAAGTCGCAGGCTATGGCGTCGAGTTCGGCTGGGATCAATACGTCCGCCTCAAGGAGGCCATGGGCAGCGTGAAGGGCAAGATGATCATCAGCATCAACGACCACCCAGACATCCGAGGGCTGTTTAAGGATTACAGGGTGGAAGTGCTGACGACCAAATACACGGTTGGTGGGGGTGGCGAGGGCAAGGATGTGCGGGAGCTGCTGGTCTTTAACTGGTAG